TCTAAAACAATCCCCATGTTTTAAATCCCCGAATGTTTTAATTTGTGTTTTATCTTTTATTACTATTCTCATTTTATTCTCCTTTGTTAAAAGTTGCGGGGTCTGTCTATTTTTGCCACATCATCATAAAAACAACCACAGGCTTTTTATATCATAGACATTGGTATGCTGGGCACCCCCGCTTAGCCCCCTAAGGCGTGGTTGGTTATTTTATCGGCTTGCCAGCGCTCACATTTTTCACTATCGCTTCGAGTCTAATTTTTATCTCCAAAAAATCTCGTTGTTATCACATACATATTTCTTCTGGTCAGATGCGCAACTCGCTCCCAAAACAGGTGCAATATTACCACCTTTACCGTTTGTTATATATGTAAAATGCGTACTGGTCTGACATCTACCTTTTACAGTTTCAACAACCTCGCAACCATTTTTTTCGGCATATTCTAGCCAAGCCTTCTCTTCTTTAAGATCATTTGAAATCATTAAAAGAATAACGATCACCATAATAGCCATGATGGCCATGATAATTTTATCCATGTTATCAAACAGAAAATCTCTAAACATTTTATTCTATCCTTTAATAGTCTTAATTCGTAGGCTTGCCAGCGCTCACATGCGCGACAAGCTTGTCCATCTCTAACCGGTCTGCATCACCATAGCCGAAGTCCGCATCGCTAAAATCTGCTTTGCTATCATCTGGCAAGGCGCTCGCGTAAGGTATTCCTCCGCCCTGCATGGTGTAGTAGATGTCTACGTGAGGTATTGGTTGAGTGTATTGTCCAAATGCTACGCACGCGGTTAATGTGATAGTAGTTAGTGTGATCTTATGTGTAAGTTTCATGGTTTCAATTCCTTATATTCTCATCGGCATAATTACTGCAAGGCGCCCGTCCTCAAAATCAATTCTTGCGGGTGTTTGTATATTCATGGTTTCAATCTTTCTTTTTTGGTAATGCTTTTATGGCATCCAAGGCTAAATTCGCTTCTTCTTCACCCAAATAACCAAGCACATCATCAGTTATCTGCGTTGTGTAATCAAGATTACCGTCATACTCTACGGCAATTTCATAAGTCCCATTCTTTGTATAGGAATATCTCCCACCGCGAATACAACTTGCTGTGTATCCGTTGTCAAATGTTATTTTTGCGATTTCTCCGCCCAATCCTGTCGAACGCGGCTGCCAATCTAATTCATTTATTTTCTTGTTCATGATTTTATCCTTTCAATCCGTAATCTTTATGACAAAACGCAGCGGGTTGTTTCTCAAAGCGCGTTGGTTCTACAGTCCGGCGCACGACCCGTATACACTCGCATTCGTCGTTCTCGATAAACTGCACGCGCTCTGGATCTTTAAATCCTTGTGTAAATAGGTAGTCTTGCGCCTCGTTAATGGCTTCAGCTGGCGTGTCAAATTCGTAGTTGAGCTCAACTCCGTTGATATCTTCGAATGTCCAGTATGTGTTCATATTCTTATATCCTCTTGATCTTAGAAACTCTCTTGATCTTAATTTTATCTTTGTATCGGGGTTTTTGTTCAATCAGTGTCGGATCTACTAATATACGCGATGCGCCAACGCATTTGCCATTTTCGTCGTTCTCGATAAAGGTTAAATACTTGGGTAAGTAACAATATTGATTAAGTAGATAGCTCTGCGCCGTTTCAACAGCTTCATCGATCGTATTGAATTCGGCGATATCGTCGCCGTCCATATCTTCAAATATCCAGTATGTGTTCATAATAATTAATCCTTACGACCATCACAAAAAGATTCAATCATTTCTGAATTATTTTGATTTAGCATATCAAGGATACCATTTTTATTTTGTTTAAATACATGTCTGTTAACATAGACAACAAGTCCTCTCCCATCATTAATTAAAAAGGGGATACTCATATGTCTAGCTCTTTTCATAGCCTCTTTTTTTGATGCAAAATATTCAGAGCGCTTGCGGCAAAAAGATCTTCCGTATTCAACTTCATATATTGTCATGATTTTATATCCTTTTAATCCTCACGTTTTAAATCTTAGGCTATAACCGTTTCAATTGTACACCTTGCACGGTCTTCCTCTGGCATTAAACCCATGGCGTCTTGTACCTCTTTACGAGTTTTGAAACATGCGCTTGCCCTTCCGTCGTTTACCCATACGAGATCGAGTCCGCAGAATGTTTTGTCGTCCCAGTCGTTTTTAATTTCAAAATATGTCATGATCTTGTGTCCTTCATGTGTGTGTTTAACTCTTAACTGTCCCTAGTATTACATAGTTTGATAATGCAGTCTATAAGTATATATTCCTAATATGCTTGTTCCTAATATGCATACGAACCGCAGTTGCGGTTATTTATCCGCAACTGCGGATACCAGCCCTTGGCTTATAGCGGAAAATCATATACGCCGTCGGCCTCTCCTTGCTCTGGTGTGTCGTTAGTCACTTTATTATCCCGCCGCCAGCGCCTTATGGCTTTGCCCTCTGCTTTGCAGTAAAGCACAACGTTTTTATAACCGCCACCGCGCAACACACTGCCAACACATAAGCGTGCCTGCCTACTGTCTTTTATATTTAACTGCTCTAGGATATCATCAATCTCAAAATCACCCATATACTCAGCCGCCGCCAAAATCTCTTGCGCATTATCAAACTTATGCCGCCTCGACATAACTTCCCCCCTAACTACCTCGTGCAAGCGTTTTAAATCAGCGCGCGATAGTAATTTTATTTCATTTTCATTTATCATTTTTTATCCTTTCTTGTGGTTAAGTAATTATTAACACCAAACAACGAATAAAACAACACATAGATGTGTAAACATGGGTAATATTTTAAAGTGGCTGTGAGCGCAGTGTTCGGAGGTGTATTACAGAGCACATACAATATTCATCAAAATTCACTAACCTCTAGGAAAACCTATATACTTATTATTCTATTACTCTTAGTAATAAGAGTAATATAGAGATAAAGCATTGAAATAATTGAGAAAAAAAAATTACCTCGGGTGTAATATTATCGTAATGCTCTGTAATATTTTCAGAGGGCAGATTGTAGCAGATAGCGACACGATTTAAAGTGCATAATTTATGCATTGGATGATAGGGCTTGACTTGTTTATCAGCCTCCAGCATTATTCCCACATGGACGCACAACGCATATTAGCAGCTCATAATAAAGGTTTCGGCGCAGAGGCTATCGCGCGCCTCCTAGGGTTGCCCCTTGATCAGGTCACTGCAGCCCTGCCAAACGGTGACGCAGCGATCCTACCAAAGCCACCCGTGCCAGACTATTCGCTTGATGAGCTCACAAGTATGGGCAATCGCCTGCTCTTCCGCCTTGGATGGGAGCTCGAGCACTCGTTCTCTGCGTTCCGGCCATCAGAGGCGCTTGCTATTACGCGCGAGATCAAGGATCGTACAGAGGGCCGGGCTATTCAATCCGTCACACTCGACTCTAACCAGCGCGTCACTCACTCAATCGATGATCAAGACAGGGACATAATCAGGGCGTACATACTGGCCAAGCAAGCTCCTTCGATGCAGGTCATCGACGTACAGCCTGAGTGTACAGCCCCATGCTTAACCGTGGTTACGGAAAATGAGGGGGCGGGGTAGACCCCCTATACCTCCTTTTTGGAGAATAAATATTATTCTTCATACCCCCCCTGCGTTACGCGCGTAATTTTGACCAATTTAATTATGGAAAACATGTATATAATTTACGTTTTATTGGGATATTATTTAGGGAGTGTATTGGTGAGGTTAGGCTTAGAACCTTACCAAGCATTTATTTGTGGGGCGGTAATTGTGTATGTGGTAGGATATATAATCAGTAGTGATAATGATTGATAAGAATTAAATTATGGTTTAGGGTTGTTTTTAAGTTTCGAATGGAGGAATTGGTAGATGGCGAATGAGTTAAAGATCACAGAGGGTCGGATAAGTTTCCAGCGTGTAGCGTTAGTTTTGCGTTCACATGAGGTTGTAGTTGGGCAGACGTTGAGTCCGACGGGGACGATAGCGACGAGTGCAGAGTTTGGTGATCAGGCGCAGTATATTACGGTTTACAGTGATGTAGCGTGTTATGTGCGGATATGGGATGCTGCTGGGACGTTGACTGCGGCGAATGGTGAGTATTTGCCGTTGGGAATTACCCGAGATTATGAGGTAAGTCCGGGGCAGGTATTGAGTTGTATAGTGATTTAGGAGGTTAGATATGGCGAAGAAGAAGAATAAGAGTGTTGTGGCGGTTAGCGGCGCGGAGCAGTATAGGCGAGTAGCGGCGGCTGAGGATATCGTGATACCTGTTGGTGTTTTGGATGTGGATGTGCAGAAGTATGTATTGAGTGAGATGGATGACCGGCTGAACGTGAAGCGTGCCGAGGCGAATAAAGATGAATATGCGGATGAGTTATTGCACCCAGCCCAGAAGCCTGTAGAAGAGGCAGAATCTGTAGATATTGAGGTTTTGAAGGCCGCGCTTAGTAGGCACGTAGAGTTAGGGATGAAGTTTGAGATTGATGATGAAGGTGTATGGTCGATGAAGCGTGGTCTTAAGGAAGACAGCGGGAATTTAAAGATGCCGTTACGTTTGATTGTTCGTTGTGCTGATAACGTATGTTCACGCACGTTTGTTCCGAAGATGGAAAAAGACGGTAAAGATGAAATTTTGATGGTGTAGGGATTGTTCAGGAATAAGAATATCACTGATTTACGCCAGATAGCCATAAGTTTTGGTGTGAAGGATGTTTTCGGTTTAAGCCGTGAGGAGTTAGAAGCGGGGATAATAGCTGCACAGGAAGAAATGGCGCGGCCTGCGCGTGTAGAGCTTGTGAAGCCTGAATATGACGCCCGTTTAATGAATAAGCCACCTAGCAAGCGGGTAAATCCTGATGAGCTAAGGGTGATACTCGGGGCGTATGTTTTAGCGGGGTTGGAATTAAGTTTTGACGCTGAAATGTGGTATATGGAGCTTGGAGAGAGGACGGATCAGGGTAGTTTACGAATGCCTATGTCTGCCGTATTAAGATGCGCACAGAAATTAATAGGTTAGAGAATTTGAACACTGCTGATGTTTTAGCCGAGATATGCCGTGAAGATTTTAGATCGTTTATCCCTAAGGCGTTTCGTATATTAGAGCCGGGCAATACGTTCAAGAGTAGTTGGCACATAGATTGCATAGCTGAACACCTGCAAGCGCAGGCTGAGGGTGATAGAGAAGTCCAGAAATTAATAATAAATCTCCCACCGAGAATGTTGAAGTCCGTATTGGTAGCGCAGATATATCCTGCGTGGTTATTGGCTAGAGAGCCGTATCACCAGATTATAGGGGCTGCGTATGCGCACTCTCTGGCAGAGCGTAATGTGACGGCCACACGCCGTATTATTCAGGATGAATGGTATTCCAGTAGTTTTACAGACACGAGATTGAGCGCGGACACGAACCGTAAGGATTATTTTACGACCACGAAGAACGGCCAGTATAAGGGTACTGGTATCGGTGGTACGATAACTGGGTTTGGTGCGAATACACTGATTGCCGATGACCCGATTAACCCGTTAGAAGCTGGAAGCGATACCATACGTATATCAGCGAATGAAGCGATACGCGGAACGATGTTTTCACGTTGGAATGATTATAGCAAAGGGCGTTTAGCAATGATTATGCAGCGCCTACACGAGGATGACCCTACAGGGAACCTGATGTCTGATGGCGGTTATCACCTCCTAAAGTTACCAGCGTATGCTCCCAAGCCTATTACGATTGATCTTGGCCGGAAGCGATGGAAGATGGAAGAGGGGGAGTATTTATCTGAACGGTTGAATAAGCAGGCTCTTGATAGTTTACAGACCACACTGCGTCATAACTTCGCAGGGCAGTATTTACAGGAACCTGTGGCTGTTGGTGGGGGTGATTTTAAAGAAGATTGGATAAATTATTTTGATCTATCACGGATCAATCCAAGGAAGATGAATATTGTTATTCTGTGTGACCCAGCAGGCGGTGAGGAATTAAACAGGAAGAAGAAGAAATTATCTGACTGGACAGCGTTTATGGTTATTGGCCTAAATAATGATAATAATTATTATGTTTTAGATATTATACGGGATAAGTTAAACCCTACTGAGCGCGTGAATACGCTGTTTATGCTACACAGGAAGTGGAATGATCGCAGCGGTAAGCCGCCGAAGGTCGGGTATGAAAAATATGGTATGATGACTGATACGCACTATCTAAAGAAGAAGATGATGGACGAGAGTTATCACTTCTCATTATTTGAATTGGGTGGTAATAGAATTAGCAAAGAAGAACGTATCAAGAGGTTAATCCCTGATATGGAATTAGGAAGATGGTATTTTCCTGAAAGGCTATATTACGTTGACTCCTTACAGCGGAAGTTTGACTTGGTTTATGAATTTGTCAAGAGCGAAATGTTAAACTTTCCACGGGCTAGAAATGATGATATGATTGATGCGCTTAGCCGTATTTACGAACCGGAGCTTAATTTGGTATTCCCTAGGCCAAAATTATCATTGGTACAGAATGCGGTAAATAGAAATGATTGTGCAAACGACTCTTGGCAGGACTATTGATGGATAATAACGAGATTATTAAAAAAATTAAGAAGCAGCGCAAGGAATCCCAAAGCGGGTTGAGCACGCAGTACGAGAATACACGGAAATGTCAAGAATTTTATAGCGGTGACACGATGTCATACCGTGATAGAGTACAGTTCCAAGACGCGTTTGGGCAGAAAAAACGCGCTATGGTGCAGTTTAATAGTGTTCAAGCTCCTGTTGATGCTGTTGTCGGGTTTATGGCTCAGAACAGGCGCGTTGCCAAGTTTTCAGCTAGGGTTGTAAATAGCGAAGAGGGCAATATTCGCTCTAAGTATATGAACTCTCTATATAGCCATGTTCGCGATAATACAAATTCAGACCAGTTAGAGAGCGATCAAGATGCTGATATGATGATGAATGGTTATGGAGCCATAGATGCCGATATTTCCTACGTATTGGGAAGGGCAACGACGGTTCCTAACGGAGAAGTTGTTAAACTAAAACTAGACACTCTGTGTGTTGGTTGGGACGCTAAGGCCAGAAATAAAAATATAACAGATGCTCGTTATGCTTATTACTGGATCGATTATGAGCTAGAAGACGCTATTAATTTATTCCAGAACTCTGAAAAAGACGATTTTTCTGGTGTCGAAGGAGACGAATCTGATGAGGGATATTCCTATAATCCTTACGGAGGAGTTTATAATAAGATTAAAGAATTAGGTGCGTGCGAATGGGTAGATGAGAAATCAGAAATAGTTCGTGTTTATAATCACCAGTGGTTTGAATATGAGACGTTTTACCGTGTTTTGAACCCGATATACGAAGCAGAGACGATAGAGGACGCCCAGTATTATAAGTTAATTCTTAGCGAGCTATTAGAAGATCAGGAGTTTGTCGGGCCGGAAGAGTTAGATATCGAAGATATGTTTAAGCTCGACCCAGATGCTGATATTTTAACGTTGAATGAAAAACAGCGAAATAAATTTGTTAAACTGTTTGGTGAAATTTCCGAACCCATAAGTTTTGTAAGGAAGTGTTATTATACAGCTATTTGTAGCGGAGATCATATTTTTAGTTCATTCAAGTCTATTTCACAGCAAGGGTTTAGTATTAAGTTCAAGACTGGTATATATGATTCGGCCAAGAAGATATGGATTGGTATGGTTAACGCTCTGATGCAACCGGCTGAATACTATGATAAAGCTCTGACTGAGTTTATATTCACCATTGCATCTAATTCAAAGGGCGGTGTGCTGGTAGAGAGCGACGCAGTAGAAGATATTTCAGAATTTGAGGAAAAATGGGCGAAGACAGACGCCGTTATCGAGGTTAACCCAGGAGCACTCGCAGCAGGCAAAATTCAGGAGAAAGCTAGGCCAGCCGTTCCTACAGGATTGGACTCTGTTATTCAGTTGTCCTTGCAGGCTATAGAAAACAACGGAGTTGATCCTGCGTTTGTCGGTAAATCAGATGTTGAGCAGAGCGGCCTTCTATATAAGCGAAAAATTAGGCAGGTAATTTCAAAACTGGCTCGTTATTTTGATAGTATTACACTGTACCAGAAAGAAGACGCCAGACTATGCGATGATTTAATTCGTGTTTGGGTAGATAATAACCAAGGAGAATTTGTTCGTATTACCGGAGAAGAATTTAAGGATAAATTTCTTGAATTAAACAATGATTATCTAGCCGCTGAATACGATGTGACTATACAAGAGGCTGCGCAGAACGAGGAAGACCGTCAAGAGATGGCGATGATGCTCGGTGCACTTGGAGATCGTATGTTAACAGCAGGCCGTCCAGAGGCTACGTTTGCCGCCTATGCTGAAAGCTTAGCATATATGAACCTAGACGGTGATGTTAGAAACCGTTTGATAGCCGCTATTAACCCAGCAGCAGACCAAGAGAAGGTTCCCGCTGTTGTGGTACAGCAGCTTCAACAGCAGCTTCAACAGCTACAGCAGCAGCTAGAATCTGTACAGACACAGAAAGTACAGGCAGAAACGCAGCTTGTAATGGCTAAGGCTCAGACAGAGGCTATAAAAGCCAACAAGACACAAGCAGAAACTGTTAAGACGCTGGAGGAATCATCGAAGGTTGGTTTCGAAAATGACTTGATGCAGTCTGGTGTTTACGATAAAGTCCATGTAACAATCTAGGAGAATTAATAATGGCTAAAATTTTAGAAGAACTAAAAGAACTAATGGAACAAGAAGATACACAAGAAGACGTTGTTCAGGAAGAAGAAGTTCCTGAAATCGTAGAGGAAGAAGCAGAAGAAGCAGAAGAAGCAGAGGAAGAAGAGCCCGAAGAAGAAGAAAAAGAAGAGGCGCCTATTGCTGAAAAGAAAGAAGTAGAAGAAAAAGAAACTAACCTATCTGATAATGAAGATATTCGTGTAAAGAAGAATGAATATTATGCGATGCGCCGTAAAGCCCAGAAGGCTGAGAATGTAAAAGAGCAAGAAGCTGATCCCGAGAGCTACGAGAAGCAGTTAATGCAAGAGGCATTGCAAGACATAAAGATAAAGAAAGCGGCAAGAGAATTCCAAGTCATGGAAGGTGATTTTTTGCGTTCTTCTGGTATAAAAGACTATGAAGACGTTACTAATGGGTATAGGAACTCAGTTTATAACTCATTGCGTATTTTAAACCCACGAGTATCTCATGAAGATTTAATTGACATGACGCGTAAGCAGATATTAATTAAAGCTAGTGAGTATTTAAACCAAGGCTTAGACCCAATCGCTGAGATGTATTTTCAAGCGAGGGAGTTGGGTTTTAAACCAGCAAAAAAAGAAGAGCCGCAGGTTAATGAAGAAAAAAAACCGAAAACAGCTTTGAAGAAGATAGCCCAGAACAAGAAACGCAGCTCTGGTATGGCAGGCGCTCCTTCTTCTGGCGCTACAGCTCCTTCTAGTGATCTAACGCCTAAAGAATTTAAAGAGCTATCCCCAGAGCAAAAACGCGCTTATTTAGCTGAGATATAATATGAATAAATTATTGATCGTTAGTAACGAAATAAATGCAAAACAGCTCCGCCCAGTATTAACTGATGTTGATGTTATTAGTCTTTGCGAATCGCGAAACTTGTGTGGCAAGGGGTACGACGTCATAATGCTTGTTGGCCAGACTGTTAGCGGAAGCGAAGCGGAAAAAGCGAAGTGGCAAGAACACCTCAGTTATTTAAAACGAAGACTTTTCCCTAATGGTGTTCTTATTGAGGTGTATTAATGCTGCAATTTATTTGTAACGACTCTGACAATTCTAAGTGGTATTATGATAAATCAATAAACAAGTATGTCCGTAGTTACGGGCATACTATACATCGTAGGATTTCACCAAAGAACCTACCTAACCCCGACGACCTGTTAGAAGCGCGTATTCAGAACGCAATACGTCAGGGTAATATTCCAAATATAGAGGCAATGAGGCCAACAAAAGCTGTGTGCTCATTGTGGAAACATAAGCTTGCAAATAGTCTTTAAGTATGCAACACTATTTGCACAGAATCGCTCACTGAAACGAGTAGGCTAGTATAGGCTTCATTTATACCAGTTCGCACAACTGTAAAAATGCCAAGCTACGAGATGGTGTCGCTACCATAAAAAGCAGGGGGTGCAGACCTCTACAAAAACACTTGTCAGTAGATTGAACTTAAAAAATCATTTTATTTTCAACCTTTCTAACAAGGAGTTTTTGTTATGGCCTCAACAGGTATGACAACAGGTAACGCCCTTACAGTCAAAAAGTGGGAAACCGCTGATTGGGTAAATATGGGGCAAAAAGCCGCTTTCGGTCACATGATGGAACGCGGTGCAGTATACTTTTGTGATGAGTTTAAAGGACAACGCGCAAAAGGCGACCAAATCACTTATGATTATGTCAACAAACTAACAGGTGTTCCTGTCGGTGAAGGTGGTACATTGGATGGTAATGAAGAGGCTCTTGACCTTGGGTCATTTACTATGGCAATGAATATCACGCGTATTGGAGTTCTTAACCCTAACGATGATACTATTGAGCAGCAACGCACAATGGTTAAATTCCCAGAGAAGACTAGAAAACTGCTTCCTAACCGCCACAAAGAGCTATTGGATACAGCGGTATTCTATCACTTGGGCGGGGCGAATCCTACAAGCTTTACGCTTAATGGCACTACATGGTCGGGAACTAATAAGCTGTTTGTACAAGGACACAATGAACCAGCTACACCTTCTCCTAACCGTATTATACGTGCAGGAGCAGCCGCTACTGACCAAGCTTTAACCTCTGCAAATAAGATGTCACTTGACCTGATCGATTACGCACTTGAAAAAATTGCTACATCTGACCAGCCAGTGGAAGCTTTTGATGATGACACATACGACTTGTATCTGTCACCCGAGCAGATCACACAGCTAAAGCATGACACAACAAGCGCAATACAGTGGTACAACAACCAGCTTGCTATGGTAAGTGGCGGTGCAGATAACCAACTGCAAACGCTAGGTATGTACAAAGGTCTTGTAAGTGTTGGTAAGTATTCAAACGTTAATATCTTCCAAGCACCTCGTGTTGCTTATGGAGTAAACGCGTCTACGAGCGCGGTTATTACTTCTGTACGACGCGCTGTACTTGTCGGTAAAGACGCTCTTACATACGCCTCACCGTTCGGTCGTCCAGACGAAGCGTCTGCAATGAAATACTTCTCTCAGTTGAAAGACTATGAATATTCCAAGGGTATGGAAGCACGTATGATCTATGGTTTGAAGAAAAATGCTGCGACCAATTCCGAAGATATTGGTGCGTTTGTTATTTCAACCTACGCAGCCGCTAACGCATAAGGAGAGTATAATATGACTACACTTGCAGTTGTTCCTGTTGGTTACGAAAATGACTACACAGATTATCTAAAAGCACCAGTTGATCGTTCTGGGGCAGTTCGCGCTGTTGCAGGAACGGTTACTGTTCCCACAGCAACCGCTGTTGGTGCTTTTGTTGGGTTGGTGCCTTTCACTAAAGGCGCTCGCTTTATCCTCAACGATAAATCAGTGCATATCACAGACATCGATAGTGAGGACGACTCCACGGTAAATCTTGGTATTGTTTATCAGGATTCTGATGAAGGTACTGACGATGTTGACGCCTTTGTTTCTGCTTCTACGTCGGGGCAAGCTGGTGGATTTCTTACGATTGATGAAACTACTGGTATGACGTTGGTAACTACTGGTAACGGTTGGTTGGCGCTTGAAAACGAAGCTAATGCCACTGAGGCCGAAGGCACTGTTACTTATAACGTTCTAGTGACCTACGACAACTAAGGAAGTAAAGAAATGGCTACGTTCGGCGAATCAATTACACGTGTATCAAAGCGGCTCCTAGACGCTAACAATACATCTGTATCTCAGCAGGACGTAGCCGCTTCTCTTAATGAAGCTATATCATATTGGAAGTTTACTCGTTTCTGGTTCAACGAGAGTACTTTTACAGGAAATATGACCGAGGATGATGCGACGCTGCCTACAGCGTCTGATTTCCTTATCCCAGCCTATGATGACGGTGCTTTTATTATAAACTATTCTGAGCAGCGTTATCCTTTAAGCAAGATCAAACAGATACAGTATGACGCTATGTTTATGGATAATGGGAAAGGGCAGCCCAGATACTACGCAAGAGCTGGGCAATCTTATGAAGCATATCCTATACCAGACCGTGATTACACGTGCATATCAAGATACTTGAAAGACTACGAAGAGATTGCAGCAGAGAATTATAACGCTGTTAATGATTTTATTACACACGCTTCCAGATTAATACTTCTTTGGTCATGCGCCAATATAGTGGCGGAGTTAAGGCAAGATGATAAAATGGAATCATACTTTAGGAACGCGGCTACCAATGAAAGCCAGAACCTTCTTAAGCGTACTAAAAAAGAAAATTCAACAGGAACTTTAACAACCTATATGTAAGGAGAAATATATGTCTAATGTAACAAAAGGCGGAGTACAGCGCCTCAATCTTGACCAAATTACTCTTGATGGAACCGTTGTCACGGCAACCGGCGCGGAGCTTAATATTATGGATGGTGTTACTGCCACAGCGGCGGAAATCAACAACACATGCGATCTGACCGGAATGACAGGCACATTCACTGCAAACGGTGATTCTGCTGTAACTGTGGCAAATGCTAATGTTGCGGCTGGTTCGTCTATTGTACTAACTCTTAAAACAGTTGGTGGAACAGTCGGAGCTATCCCTTCGATCAAGACAATCACAGCAGGAACCGGATTTACTATTTCTGGTACGGCATCTGATACATCAGTGTATAACTACAGGATATTTAATTAATGTCAACACTCACCCCAAATAACGGCTTTATCTTGCCGGGTGTAAACGATCCCACAGATCAAGATTTATGGGGTGGTTACTGGAACGAAAATTTATTGAAGATAGACGCCCTTGTCGGTTCGTCTCCTGATCTTTCAGGTTTGATCCGTATTGGATTCGGTGTGGAGTATTGGGGTACAACAGCTCCTGATGGCTATATATTCGCGTATGGTCAAGCAGTAAGTCGGGTTACTTATTCGTTACTTTTTGAAGTATTTGGCATTACTTACGGTGCAGGTGATGGCACAACGACATTTGGAATTCCAGATGTAAGAGACAGGTTACGTTTTGGTAAAGGGAATATGGGTGGTACTTCTGCTTATCGTCTAACTGGTCTTGATGGAGGAATTGATGGTGATGTTCTAGGCGCCTCTGGCGGATCTGAGACGCATACGCTAACGGTAGCTGAAATGCCAGCGCACACTCATACTGATCAAAAAACCGCAAGAACTGGAAGTGGTAATCTTGGAAATCTCGGGGTAGGTGCAGATTTACAAAATACCACAGTAGACAGTGGCTCGACTGGTGGAGGTGGTGCGCATAACAACCTACCTCCCGGAATTGTTTGTAATTATATTATATTTACAGGGGTGACATAATGCCAACACCGGGCTTTTTTGAACCATTACAGATACTGCCCGGCGTCTCTCCAAATACTGATACTACGGAGAGCAGCACGCAGCATTACATCTACGCTGATAAGGTTCGTTTTAAGAATGGTATCCCTGAGAAAATTGGGGGGTGGCAAAGCCTTGATTTTGATCTCGGCGAAGCTATACAAGGATACACTAGATCGTTTTTCTCTGATTATATAAACGGCAAGCTGTATAATATCTTTGGTACTCATACTAGGTTGTACGTTGCTATTGGTTCTAGCTTAACAAACATAACACCAGTCGTTACTGTGGCCACGACGGCACCAGATAGCCTCGATACACAGTATGATACATTATCAAGCAACCCATTGTCTGTAGTAAATGGAAGCCCTAATGTTGTTATTACGACTACTCAAGCAGACAGATTTTTAGCTGGTGACTCAATAAAAATATCTGGAGCATCTGATACAGGGGGAATACTGGCCACTGCGTTAAATAAAGAGCACATAATTAGGTCTGTTGGGGTAAATAGCTTAACTATCAACGCAGGAACAAACGCCACATCTACGGTTGATGGTGGAGGAGCTTCTGTTGTATTATCGTCTGGTATTATTAAGGTTAATAAAGCTACTCATGGACTTGCTGACAGTGACAGAATAAAAGTAGTCGATGCCGTAGACACAGGTGGGATATTAGCTGCCGATATAAACGCTGAATTTGAAATTCGTAATATTGCGACAGATAGTTTTGATATATACACAGATAGCTTTGCGACTAGCTCAGTTACTAGTGGGGGAGGTGCAGATGTAGAATATTTCGAGCCACTCCCTATAGGTCTTATAGACGAAACTAACTCCACAGGATACGGTGCTGGCCTTTATGGTGTTGGTCTATATGGTACAGCACGCGTATCAACCACAGCGCGCTCATACCCACGTATTTGGTTTATTGAACGATATGGTAACACGGTTATAATGACACACGGAAACCAAGGCGGTATATATCAATGGGACGGGAACGCTGCCATAGCTCCGGCGTTGGTTGCTAATGCTCCAGAGAAAGTAAACTACGCCTTCATATCTAATAATATTCTAGTAACACTTGGCGCGGAAGATTCTAGCGTGCCTATTGAAAACAGGATATTTTCTTCTGACCAAGTGGATATTACGAATTGGACAAGCTCTAGCTCGAACCAAGTTTACGACGATGATATTGAGGGTGCAGGTCGGTTAATAGCACATTGCCCAGTGGATAATAACAATCTTATCTTCACACAGCATAAAACTTATACTTTTAGATATATAGGACTTCCATATATATGGGAGGTATTACCTTTAGACGAAAGCGTAGGTATTATAGCTCCAATGGCTAGATGCTCAATAAAAGGTGTTGGTTTTTGGATGGGGCTTGATAATTTCTATATGTACCGTGGAGGAGCAGTAGAGATTATTCCTTCGAACTCAAGAAGTGAATGTACTGCTTTACGTTATGTTTTTGATAACTTAAATTGGGCACAGAAATCTAAGGTTTTTGCTTGGTATAATCGCAAGTTTGATGAAGTTTGGTTCCATTATCCTAGTGCGACCTCAATGGAGTGCGACAGAGTTGTTGTTGTTTGTTTGAAGGATTTTACATGGACAATCCATAAACTATCAAGGACAGCGGCGGAATATCCAAGCTATAAAGATAAAATCCCACGATTAGTTAATATAGGCACACTATACCAGCATGAATTTGGATCTGATAACGTAGATTTACCTCTTGCTTGGGAGATAAAATCACCACGTAAGTTCTACGGCCGAGGCACAATCAATGTGAACGCGATTATTCCTGACAGCGTTCAGGAGAATAATATTAATCTTAGGATTGACGGGTACTTATACCCACAGTCTACAGCGAAAACATATGTTAATAATCTAAGTATCACAAAAGAAACAGAGCGCGTTCCTTTTACTACAAACGGTCGTTTAATCCAATATACATGGTCAGGTTATGAGCTCGGCCAAGATTGGATGATGGGTATATGGTATGAAGAGCTACAGAAGGGGTCTATCGAATAATGAAAGACTATCCTAAACATTTAAACGAATCTGATGTCTCGTCTGTTTTGAGATATATCATACAACAACGTAGAACAGACGTATCAGATTTTAATAATCTTAATAATAGGTTTATTTCTGGCCGTAAAGTTGGTAAGATACCAACTGGAGCCGCAGATGTTGCCAATACAGATCGTATTGGTGACTTTAATTACACCGACGAGTATATTTATATATGCGTCGATAACTCTGGAACCGCAGTATGGCGAAGAGCCTCACTAGCGTCATGGTAGGTAAGAATGGGACTCTTCAGCGCTAAAACAACTACTATACCTGCCACCGGCTTTTATTCACAGCCTGAAAGCTATCAGAATCTTTATAGCAATATAAATAGCGGAATAAGCAATTTATATTTCAATGAAGACGGTAGTATAAATTCAGACGCGTTCACCCCACTAGCAGAAACTGCTGATGAAACACGTGCATTCGATATGATGCGCCAAGGCTTCACCCCTACAGAAGAAACACTTGGGCAAGATTTATCTATGTTGATGAATCCTTATGATGATTACGTCACTGCTGGTATTAATAAAGAGTCGCAGGGAGAGTATTCACTAGCTAATCAATATGGTAATTCTACAGGCCAAATGGGTTCTAACCGTAATATGTTAGCCGCTAGTGATGTAGAACAGAACAGATTAAATTCTATCGGGCAGTTTAAACAGTCCCAATATAACACAGCGTTGAACCAAGCATTAACCCAATTACCTACATTACGACAGAACGACGCACAGAATTTAACTAGTATAGGGTCTTTCCAAAGAGAGCTAGACACACAAACAAACCAAGCGCCATATACAGCGTTAGGGTCGGCTCAAAGCTCGTTCAACGCTATTCCTACAACGTTCGGTAATTTTGGTACAGAGGAACAAACAGTTAAGACAGGGGGTGGTTTAGGAGGGCTCTTAAGCACTATTGCCCCTATTGTCGGAACTGCTTTAGGCGGGCCTGTAGGCGGAATGATCGGAGGCGCCGTAGGCGGCGCGATGAATGGTGGCGGGGTAACAGGCGCGATCTCTGGAGCCGCTGGTGGTTACTCAGGTGGATCTACAAACGGTGGTAATTACCTAGGACAAGCACTAGGATCATTAGGCTCAAGTTCATCTAATGGGCCATATCAACCAATAACAGCAAGTTTTTTTAGGTAGGTAATAATGGTTAGTAATTTTCCTCAGTTTCTACAAAGCTTATCAAGCTCACTGCAAGACGCAGGCGCTCAGAACGAACGCCGTGTCAACGAAGAACATTTTTCCAAGCTTATGGCTATAAACCCAGAGTTTGCTATGAAATATCAGCAAGGAATTGGAGATATCAAGGCTTCTGGTGTCCAAGAAGACGAGCGTAGACGGCAATTAGCTCAGCAAGAAAGTGTTCGTAGCGCACTTGCCGAATTAGGGAAAACACCTAATATAAATCCACAAAGCGGTTTGGCTAAATTATCTGCTGTGACAGGAGATCCTTCATATTTAGAAAGCTTATATAAAGCACAATCAGGAGTCGGCTCTAGTGCAGGAGAGAGAACCATAGCTCAGGTTATGCAGGAAAATCCTGAGATGTCGTATATGGATGCTTTGGAGTATGTTAAGTCGGCTCGTGTTCGGGGAGAGCTTAGCGTTTCTGATGAAATGGCTAATGCCGCTGGAGAGGAATCGTACGCTAAAAAGACAAGAGAATTAGAGGCTAGAAGCGCACTTGAACCAGCGTTAGAGGCCGATATAACCACGGCGAAAATGGAGGCTAGTGGTGAAATCAGCGATCGTGATAAGAAGGAAATGAATGCACAACAAGTGTTATCTATATTAGATGATGCTGAAAGCCTTATATCATCATCTACAGGAAGCGCGATTGGTACACTTAGGGATGTTGGCAAATCAGCTCTTGGAATTTCTGATAAGCAGACACAAGCTAATGAAAAATTAAAGCTTTACTCTGGTTGGCTTATATCGAATGTACCTAGGATGGAGGGTCCGCAATCTAATTTTGATGTCCAAAATTATAAACAAATGGCCGCTGATTTAGGCAATACAATGAAGCCTGTTGGTGATAGGATTGCTGCACTTAAAGTGCTACGTAGCCTCCAAGCGAAATATTCTAATTTGAATAAAAAAGATGTTTTGCAAGACCCTTTACAAGCCTCACAGGCAGCTATACAACAACAGGAAAATGAAATAGGTAAGAATATTTATCAGCGCCCTAGTTTGGCAGGGCAATCTAATAGCGCTGTAAAACCGGAGAACACCCAAGAAATTGACGAAAGCCTGTTTAATGCAAAAAAAGCATTAAGAAACGGCGCCTCTCCTGAGGCTGTAAAGCAAAGACTAATAGAGGCTGGGATTGATCCGGCAAAGGCAGGATTATAATGGGTGTTGTGGCATTTGATGACCTAGAGAACACAGCAACACAACGTAAAAGTGGTGTTGTGACTTTTGATGATTTGACGCCAGATACATTCAAGAATGTGGCTAAGAACACACTTGGAGATATGTTGTCTCGTAGGGATGAGGCTATTAACCTGAGAGACATGTATATGGATAAGCAAATAAGCTTACCAGAGGCTACTTACAGAGGTTTAGGGCAGTTTGCAAAGTCTGTCGGCGATGTTTATAGTGGTGCGACAAACGCGGCTGATTTAGCTCTTGGCCGAGCTCCAAGTAGCGTGTTGAAGAGTATATCTGGGGCAGCAGGGCGTCTACCAGTGCCGTTCGATGAGAGAAATTTAGGACAGGCGACAACGGGTAATCTAGCGGCATTATCTAAAGGGTATGGGAAATTACAAGAGGAATACCCAAGAACAATAGGTATGTTAGGGGCGACTGGTAATATAGCCGCAGTGACCCCTTTAGGAATGCTATCACCAAGCAAAACCCTTGGCCGTGAAATATTCGAGAGTGGCGTAGATAAGTCACAAAGAGTATTGCGTGAATTGGCTCAGCAAAAGATTACACCAAAAGTTATAAAAGAAGCACAGATCGAAGGACAAGAAGTTGGGCGAATGTTCGGTAAAAAGGTTGTTGATTTAACTGATATCGAGAAAAGAGCATTTGGTTTAATAAAAAATATAAAGGGATTGGGTACAGGTATTGAAAAATATGCACCCAAGACGTTATCCAAGAAGGGTGTTATAATTAAGAAAGAGGCAGATAGGATTGCTAATGACGTTTATAAGGAGCTAGACAATAGCAATATAATCATACCAAAGAAAGAGCTACGCAACTATGTATCCAAGAACGCGCTTGAAGCTATACAGGATAGCCCTTTGATAACTGGTGCTACAGGGGCTACAGAGACCTCTAAGAAGGTTGTGCGTCTTTTTAATAAAGTTATGGATAAAGCTGATGGAACACCATCTGGGATTCTAAAAGCTAGGCGTGAATTTGATAAGGAAATTAAGAGGTTTAAAAAATCAGAAAAAGTATTTGAATCTGATACAGATAACGCTTTTTCTTTTACTGTTAAGCAAATAAGAAACGATATGAACGAGTTTATTTCTCAGAAAGTCCCAGATATTAACTTGCGAGAGAAGCTTTTGGATTCTCATGCTCTTTATGTGGCGAACAAATCGATAGCAGATAAAGTTGCATCACAAGCAAATACAGCTTTTGGTAGGGTTATAGAGAAGATTTCTGGTACAGGCGCTCGGGCTGAGATAGGGAAGATACTAACATTAGGTGGTCTTGGTGGTGGGGCATATGCGGTTGGTACTGCATTGCCGCAGATAGCTCTAGGCGTAGGCGGTGTCTACGCGGGTGGTAAACTCTTGAATAGCGCGATGTCTAAGAAATTAGTAGGAACGCTATTGGATAAAGGTGGGGATGTTTTAGATGGTGCCACAAGAGCTTCTCTGGTAGAGTATATGGAACAATTAGGAGAAGAAACTGATGAGCGGTGATGTAACTAAAGGATTTTTGAAGCGCTTTGATGATTTACTCGCTGGCCAAGAGAAATACGACGTAGAGATAACAGGCGGATCAATCAGCAATGTTGATCTAACGGGTATTGCTAGTATTGAGCTGGAAACCCCTTTAGCAGTGAGCTCAGGTGGTACTGGCGCTACTACAGCAACGTTAGCGCGTCAAAGCCTAGACCTCGAAATTGGGGTTGATGTACAGGCTTATAATGTTGGCTTGGCCTCTATCTCAGGATTAACCACATCGGCTGATAAAGGTATTTATACTACGGCAAGCAATGTTTATTCAACGTTTGCTCTAACTGCTGCAGGACGTGAATTGATAAATGACGCCAATGCAACTGCCCAGCGTTCGACTCTTGGGCTCGGCTCTATGGCGACACAGAGCTCAGGATCAGTTGCTATAACAGGTGGAACAATAACCGGCCTTACGTCCATAACTTTAGTTACACCTCTGGCTGTGACTTCCGGTGGTACTGGCTCAGCTACTTCTGCTACAGCACGAGAAAACCTAGGCTTAAAAATAGGAACCAACGTACAGGCGTGGAACACTAATCTTGACTCCCTAGCTGGTTATACAGTTATCGACGATGACACGATGGCCTCCGCTTCTAGTACAAAGTTGGCGACGAGTGAGAGTATTAAGGCTTATGTTAACGCCGAGGTTTCTGATATCAATACCGACATAGGAGATATTAATACCGACATAGGAGATATTAATATAGCACTCGATACCAAGGCAGAATCAACGCTAGGAACCGTACAAGCTACAACATCGGGGACGTTGGTTGATTTCACCGTACCTGCAGGGGTAATAGAATTTACTGTAATTTACGGCAACCATCAAGTCGATGTCGGCGATGATATGATTATACGTCTTGGAGATTCGGGAGGAATTGAAACCACTGATTATAGCAGTATTGCCACTGACCAAGCGCCAAGCGACAACACGCGTAATACATTGACAAGTGGATTTCTAGTTAAAAAATCCGCTGGAAACGACACTCCATTTACAGGATCATTTACGTGTTACCTCGTCGACCCTGCAACAAATACGTGGGTTGGGACAGGGTGTGTTTCCTCCACAACATCAACCTCATCGATAAGCAATGGGGTAAAATCATTATCGGGTGTTCTAACTACTGTTCGTATTACAACGGTTGGCGGTGACGCTATGAACGGCGGTAAGGTTAATATTATTTACAAAAAAGGTAACTAGCATGATCTTAACACTCATCGCAGCATTAATCGGGGGGATACTATTCCGTATGCGCGGCGGTTGGCCTGATATACCACGGCCGATCGAGCAGGTGCTGTTCTGTGCGCCGGTGATATATATCTGTTTTGTTGCTTTCAGTTATTGGGGGCTATTGCTTGCTGCGTTGTCTGTGGTCGCTGTTATGAAAGGCCACGGGAATAACATGGATCTGGGAATGTGGACTCCGCCGTCTAACGATGAATGGTACGAGTTTATAATCAAGTGGGTAAAGCCTTACCTGCCACTGTATTGGTATGATGTGCTTGGTATTGCAGTATCAGGGTTAACGTATACGCTCCCAATGCTGTTAATTAACCCCGTACTTGCTACTTCTGGTGCTTTAAAAGCATTTGCTTATATGCTAGGATGGTTCATACAACCGAATGGCGAAGGTGGCAGCATTAAGCTTCGTTTGGGTAAGTTCACGCTAGAGTGCGCTACTGAATGGGGTGAGTTTTTAACAGGTGCGTTCCTGTGGGCAGTATGGGCGATGTATATAATGGGGATTCTCTAATGCACGGATTTGGGTTCGGTTTTGGGTTTAATAGAGAGGCTCATGTTAGTGCGCCTACGTTTAACCCACTGCTAGTACCAGATGCAGGCCGTATGTACACACCGTGGGATCCTTCAAGCTTTACAGATGTCGGCGGCTTTGTCTCTGCTGCAGTTGACGGATCGGGAAATAGTAGAGATTTAGCTCAAACGAACGCAGCTAAAAGACCAGCTATTAATGCCGCAAATGGTAGTTGGGATTTTGACGGTACCGATGATGCTTTAACGCATGCTGGTACCTATCTCTGGGATGCAGGCGCGGCCACAGTAATGTGCGTATACGAGCTTGTTACAGGTGCAGACGCTGATACGTTGGCCTCGGAAGTAGGTAATGGATATTACAGTTTTAATAGGATGACTACTTCTGCCGGAACGTATCTCCCTACAGGGCAAATTTATATAAACAGCACTTCACTGATGAGTAATCTTTCTTTAGACAACATTAATATGTTAACATTAGGCACTTATATTTATACTCAGCAAGACACAGGTAGTGTTTTATCTTGTTACAAAAATAATATTGCAGGGTCAAGCCCACGGTCGTACACAAGGACGACAACCGGTGTTTTAACAACTTTCGTTCTCGGTGCCGAAAATAATCGTAGATATATTAACGCTAGAATAAAAGATTATATAGATTTTCCTCGCGTGCTCACAGATGACGAGAGAAACTATCTTATAACCGGATACGCTGAAAGACATGGGATAACGTTAGCATGAAGATACTCATAGCAAAAACAGGTTACACTATGGCTCAATTGTGCGGGTATTGTAACGAATTCATACAGCTAGAACTAATACGTAGGGGATGAACAGCCACGGCATTATTGGTAAACGTTGTGGTGTTGATGATTTAAAGGCTACAAGAACAACAGTGTGGGATACTCCTATCATCGCACCTGATGGTACTGAGTATATAGCATCTTTTTCACAAAATGACGCGTGGAAAGATTGGGTTGGAAGGTGGGCTTCCGCAGGTTTTCCTATGTGCTATAAAGAAATCGAAATGCCACCTGAGTGGATAATTAACGAGGAGGGCTTGTAATGCACGGATTTGGTTTCGGATTTGGGTTTAATAGGGGGACTCTCATTAGTGCGCCTGATCCAACAAGCATATCTAACCTTGTTCTATGGCTCGATGACACCGATGCTTCAACAGTTTCTACTACCCTCGGGAAGAACGTGCTCCAAACCGATAAATCGGGTAACGGGAATACTTTCGTACAAACGGTGGAAGCCAACCAGCTCACGTATGTTAGTGGTGAGTATAGTGAAGGTGATGGAACTGGACAGTTCCTTGAAGCTCAAGACCTAGATCTGCAAATCCCACTCCCTTTAACCTTAGCTGCGTGGGTATATTTTGACACTGTCGGGGCTATGCTCGTTAATACAGGCGGATTTAATGAAGGACGATATTGCGGCGCAGACTTAGAGGTTTATGCTACTGGAGAAGTTAGATTAAACATAGGCGACAACAGAGGAAACGCTAGCCAAAGTTATCGCAGATCAAAAACCTCTGCGGCAGGAGTAATAACCGCTGGGAGTTGGTTCTTTGTGTCTGGTACGATTCGCACTAAAGACGATATGACGTTATACGTTAATGGTATAGAGATAAGCGGAACGTACTCTGGGTTGGCCACATTAGGTCTTGTATATAACTCGCTTTACAAACCTAGAATATTTAGCCCTACATTCCTCCCAAAAGAAGGAAGAAAAAGAGGGGCTTATATATATTCTAAGTCTCTAACAGATGAAGAAATGCTTACTTTGTATGAGGTAACTCTATGAAAATCATAATCGCTAAAGAGGGTTTTTCGGCTACATACGCAAGAGATTTGTTTGATGAACACGTAGCATCCCCGTACGTTGTGTCTCTCGGGTATGATAGAGGAGAGAATGGCGTAATAGCTAAAAATTATAAAGGCGAGAACGACATACGTGCTTTTACGAAGACTTATGCTGATATAGAAACGTCACCTGATGGCACTGAATACTGGAAAAGCCCGAGTAACGATCCTCGCTTTTGCGATTGGAAAGAATATTGGGAAAAGGCTGGCTTGCCTGATTGTTACGAAGAGATTGAAATGCCACAAGCTTGGGCATCACAGGAGAAAGAGTCTTGAAAAAAACGTCTATCTTAAACACCGGAATAGTAACGATAGCAATCGGGCTGATTAGCTCTGCTTTCGTGCTGGCGTCTGAGAATAACGAAAAGCATGTACGGCATTTCGAAACTGACAAACGTCTCGAGGAAAAGTTTGATAACAAGTGCCAAGAAACTAGAGAAATAATCAATACTTTTAAGGAAGATATCACAACGATTAAGAACGCTGTAAACTCCATTAACGAATATTTGAGGGAAAAGAAATGACGCCAGAAGATTTGGAAGATGGTTGGCTAAGGCTCAAATGCTTTGAACAAGCAAAATCTAGGTATTCTTTTAGAAACACAGAGGAAATAATTGAAGAGGCGAAGAAGATTGAGCGATACGTGTTTAATAAACCAGAAGGCCGCGTGGTGTATTTGAGGGAGAAAAAATGAGCACAAAACAAAAAATACTTGACATGATTATCCAAACCGAAGCCGGTTACGTAAACGATCCAGATGATAGCGGCGGAGAAACAAACTGTGGAATTACAATAAAGACGGCTAGAGAATATGGATATACCGGAGAAATGGAAGATATGCCAGTTTCTCTGGCTTATGAAATTTACTCAAATAGATATTGGGATAGAGTAAAAGGCGACGATCTGGATAAACTATCACCTGCGCTTGCGTACGAGGTCGCTGATACGGCGGTCAACTGTGGAGTACCACAAGCATCATTGTTTCTGCAGCGCTCTTTAAACGCTTTAAATTGCCAAGGAAAGTACTATTCTGATTTAAGGGTGGACGGGAATATTGGAGTAAAGACTGTTGATGCTATAAAAGCACTTAAGAACGTCCGTGGCGATGATGGGATAAAAGTACTTATAACAATGTTGAATTGCCTACAAGGTGTATTTTATGTTAACCTTGTGGAGCGCCGTGAAAAGGACGAGAAGTTTATTTACGGTTGGTTTAAAAATAGAATTTTACAAGGAGATTAATATGGATATCGAAGAAAATGTAAAAGGCTGGTTGCGGTCTGTTACGATTTGGGGTGCAATCCTCGGGGCAGTGGTTAATGTAGCAGGTGGCGTATTTAGCTTAGAATTTCCAACTGACTTCACAACAGTAGTAGCAACATCGCTGGCAGGTATTTTCTCGGCTGGTATTGTGATCTACGGGCGTGTTAAAGCTGTTAAGAAGATCAAGTAATGGTATCTACCGTTATTAAATTTATAAGCGGTTTGGCGTCGGCTTTATTAGCCGCTGCCTTTATATTCATTTCTCGAGAAGATGGGGCAGACAAGGAGAAGCTGAAAAATGCGGAAAAGACGCTTGAAGACATTGCTAAGGGTAATCTTGCTGCTTCCACTGATGAGTATGATTCAGAGTTGTTCGAGCGTTACGGCAAGTAATAGCTATTGTGTCATTACCGTTCCGAGCACAGACCTTACAATTGTTGGACTGCGCCGGTATGATTGCCTGTGCAGCCCTAACCCCGTTAATCCTGATTGCCGTTAAAAATACCCCGTAACGGCTGCAGGCCACTACGGGGTTAAATCTCCTACAGATACAAAGATTATCCAATAGGAGGTAGAGGGGAACACCAGCATATAGATCTTATTATTAGTCTAACTTTTGTGTCTGTGTCAAGCTTAATCAATATGCCAGCTCTCCAATATATTCCCGAGGTGTAGGGTCGTAAAACTTGGTGAAGTGCGAATCTGGGTAGTGCTCAAACACTGTGTCGAAGATCCACTCTCCAACCTCTTTCACCGTCTGCAAGCTACAGTGATGTTTTAAGCCCTCTGTTTCATGCCCGAGAGACATTGACACACATTCACTGCATGAGCTCAGTATGAAATCGATCCGGCTCTCTTTTAGTTTTTCTAATTCTTCAATCATGGTTTAGCTCCTGTACGAACAAATGTTTTAAAATTCACTGGCATTGGTTTATCACAATCCTTAGACATCTTGTGTTCAATCTCAAGATAATAATATTCAAAAAGCTGTTCTTGTGTGGCGTTGTATTTTAACGCTTCTACGATCCTGTCAAGTCCGAAGAAATCACTAACTATGCAGAATACTCCCCCTATATCATCGGCCACCCAGAAACAGTCCTCTTTATAATAATAATTAGGAAAATACTTCTCCACGAATTTCTTAGTAAGTTCTTCTGTGGCCTTTTCCCACTTTTCTAATTCTTCAATCATAATTCTAACCTTTCAAAATCTGTGTGTGCGGCAATAATGTTACTCTTCTCAGCGTTTTCCATTTCCTGTTTTACAACATTGGCGGCGCAGGTTAATGCGTTTGTGCTCCCGATAACCAGTCCGGTGTTGAGTATTGAGATCCACCCGTCAAGCGTAGACCGCTGTATCATAACACCGTCGCTGTGCGGTTCTGCAAAGTCTGGCATCATAAATTCGTCTTTGAGTGTCATCTCACAATTCCTTCGTCGCACAATGTTTTTATGGTTTTATTCTCGAGCTCGGACTTTATAGCCTCCACCTGCTCACGGCGTAGATATATCCACGGCTGTAGTTGTTTCTCTAAGGCGTTGTTAATTATTTCTAAGGGTGTCATAATAGTATCTCCTTTATAAATCCAAGTACGCACAACCAGATAAACAGCGCTGGCAGCCAATGTATAATCTGCATGCTAGTCTTTTGCCCGTGTCTCATTTTTCACATACCTTCCTGTTTTGTTGTCGCGTCTGTCGTTCTTTTGGGCTTTTGCTAGCTTATGTTCAAGTACGGCTATTCTAAGATCTTTATTAACACACGCTTTCTCAGACTTCATGAGCAGGTAGATCAGATAAAATACGCTTACGATTAATGCTAATATGCTAATTATACATACTGTTATAAATTCCATTTTCTATTTCTCCTTAAAATGTTCCCTTACTATACCAAATAAATCCATGTGGACACGTGTATGTTTTCTGTGGTTTTCCCTAAACTTCGCGCTTCTGTCTTCGCGCTTTGCTGAATAGTCGTGATACTTTATCCGCGTAGATAAACATCGTAATAGCTGCTCTTCTGTATATTCTGGCTCAAACTTCTCATTCCAAAGATCTTCCATACGTTTATGCGCTTTGGCAAAAAAATCTCCTGCATGCTTACGACTATAAAACACACATCCAGTGCATGGGGTTTCTAGGTTTTTATCTGGCATCTTCTTCTCCATTATCTCGTCGGTGGATCGAGTTCGTAATAGTTCTTTAGTTTGTTGTATAAAAGAACAGCGGCCTTAGCTATATCCAACATTTCTTTTACTGTCTCTGTGTAACCACTGCCTTTAGGATTAATTTTCGACATTTCCCGAATAAAGCATCTTAACGCTTCACTCTTTCTCGCGCTTATTCCAGCTTCACAATCGCAAAGATATGAACCGTCTCTATCATGTGTATACCCAGTATCGTAGCACTTCTTACACTTTGCCGCCTCTCTACGCTTCTTTTCAGCTTCCTTGTCTATCACTAGATAATTGCCTTTGTTGAACGCAAAACCTCTATCTGAAAACGGAAGCGTAGAGTCTATCTCAAACTGATACTTAGCAGCCCCTGCCGCTTGCATGGCCGCTAATTCAGCCTCGGTATTTGCTTTTTCCGGCACCTGTATTCTATTAAACATTAGTTTCTCCATATGTTAAAAATTTTTACATGTTTTCAGAACGTGTAAAGTTTTTGGCGTTTTCTTTACACGTACTACCTGCTTGCGTTCTTAAATTTCAATCTACTAATGTAAACAAAATACTCAGCTTCTCTGTCTGTGGAAAACCTATAAGAAGTTAAAAATGTTTTCCCGAATGATTTGTTTTCCACAAAAGCAACAAACGGAAGGACTGCTTTTCTGAATGTGTTAACCAATTTCATGCAAGCCCCAATCCGTCAAATTCTGGCGCTTCTTTTTCTTTCTCGTTGAGAAACTCTTCGCCTACTTTAGCAAGTTTTCTTCTCCAATTAAGATCTCGGTCAATGTCATAATAGCTCGTTGCCTTAGCTAATGGCTCCGCTGATATCGCTCTAAATACGTCTTTTAGAGTTTGTAGCTCTTCATCTGTTAATATCATATCCAAGTGCCTCCTTTGCGCGTTTTCCTTTATCTGCCAGCAAGCGCTTACCAGCTTTTCCGTCGGCGCTTCCGTATGAATTGTTCACCCAAGCCCCAGCATAAAACCTCAACGCATTCTCCATTACTTGCACCTTCTTAATCAAATCCTCGTTGGTCTGACTTTCACACATGCAATCACTATAAAAGGCCGCAAAACTACATTCTGCGCATTCAATTATATTTTCAGGTGACGGGCTTGTTTCTCTTACGCGCAGAGTACACCCACACAGTGGGCATTCTTTTAACATTATTCTTGTTCCTTTTTCTCTTCCATCTGTTTAATATCCCACGCGAGGCCAAGCACATAACGGTCACTTACCGGTTCATGGTGTAATATCCTGCGTAGTGTTTCCCCACAAATTTCAGCATGTCTATTACCCTCTATAGCGCATGACAAATAAACTTCTTGATACACCAAAAGCCTATCTCCTAATGACATTAAATATTCAAGGGCATTAGCAGCGCTAGGGTGAAACTCACCATCTTTTAATGTTCCGATTTCCTTTTCCATCTTTATATCTCCAATAAAATGTTAAGTCTGTCACCGTACTTTTTTATTACATTATTAACGGCCTCTTCTGAGGTGAATACAGGTAATGCAAAATCATAAATCTCTACATACTTGAAGTAATTCTCCCACTTTTTTTTATCTAACCGGTACCTTGGACAGAATTTAATTACTTTCTGGTCGTTAACTTGTTCCCTCGTTGCGACACCGTCCTCCTGCCAAAGTTCATGGATAAGTCTTTCCTTATCCAAAAATAGTTCTGCTTCTTTCTTTGTCTCAAAGAGCCTTCCTTGCCTAAAGTATAGGGTACACTCAATATCGTCTGAGTGAAGCTCTTCAATAATCCCGTTACCATATGCCCCATATAACGTCATCTCAGGATCAAGGTTTATTCTTTGGTGGTGCACTTTACTTTTTAAAAGAGCCGCCTGTTTCTCTTTTTCGCGTTCAAATTTAAGTTCTTGTATTTTAGCTTCTAATTCTTCTATTTTTTTATCTATAATCATTTTATCTCCTTGCATGCTTCGTTAATCATGGCTTTGAATTCTTCTGCTTTGTACACCTCGATTGGTGCGCCGCATGTTCCATCTTTAAACGCGAATTCTTTGTATACTTTCGCGTCGGCGACCATGGCCGCTATGACCATATCAAAGCTCGGCTCATCAGTCACCTTATCAGCAAGCTTGAGAGCGTGCAGGATTATATCTGTTTCCTCTTTTGTAAAGACAGTCTGATACCATTTTGCCCCGTTGCGTTTATGTTCGGACGAAATATCACCAGAAACTATCTTATTTTTTACTGATTCAATTACCTTCTTATAATCGTATTTTTGTGTCATTTCAGCCCCTATTCTTATCCTTTATCATCTGGTAAATAGCCTGCTCAAATTCTTCTCCGCAAGTCCATGTGTATGTATGGCCGTCTGTTGATTTGATTAATGCTTTCTGTGGCGCTTCCCATAGGTAATAAGATGCAAGGTCAGAAAAGCCTGTCATCTCTTGTAATGCGTCGTCAATAGCGTCAACAACTTTTCCAAGTGCTGCGTTGTCAAAGAATTGAACGTGAGTTGGAAAGTCTCCCTGCAAGCGCTTAAGATCACTATTAATTTTCCGGTATGCGTTTTCTTTACTTTCGATGCAAAGAACCGCGTTAATATATAATTGTGGTTTCATTTCAGCTCCAAGGTTCTTATTTCGTTCTCAATTTTCTGGTGCGTCTCTGCTAATGGCTGACTTTTTAGGTTCAGATAATTACACAGAATAGGCTTATACAGATTTAGCCTTCTAGCAAGCTCAGCCTGTGGTATACCAATACTCACCAATCGCTCCTTCCATGATCTTTGCTCATTTGTCATTATAGCGGTAACCCCTCGTCTTGTTCTTGTTGTTTATTAATCTTTGCCAAAATATCGGAATAATACGCCTTTAATTTATCCCGAGATTCTTGATCATAGTTATCTGACACAAGTTTTATCTCTTTCCCGATAGCTGCAAGCTCCTCTTTTGTCTGTGCAGCGTCCATCTTCTCAGTCCACGCCAGCCAATCAGCTTCTGATATAGCTATTTCTGGCTGGGTTTTCTCCGTCTTCATTTGCGCTTGTGGTGTCTTTAAATGTTCAACCTTATATGGACGCTTTACATTTTTTGAGTAAGTGAGCATAAACCTATCGTCATTACTCATGTGAGACATATGGCTTATTCTTATGCCTCCCACCTCTTCTCCAGCCCATTTTACACTTGGATCGCGCACAAGGGTCATGCTTCTTCCTGCAAAAGCCGCCTCATCGCTTCCCCATTTATATTCAATTACACGGCGCATTGATTTACAAGGTTTATAGGGTTTCCCATTTTCTCCTTCATAATGGATAACGCCGCTTTGTGCGTCATTGGTATTTATATCAACTTTCGTGATCTTAATTGTTATCCCATTAGATAACAAATCATCCGCGTTGATCTGATCGCTTTTGGCTTTTGTTGTGCATGACCAATTCATTTATATTCCCCTTTCAAACTTAGCTTTTGGCATATATTGTGTGTTCTGCGCGTATAGCTTCAGATTAATATTAATACATTCTTCAAGATTTTTAGTCGCATCTGTGATTAACTCATGCAGTTCGAAATCAGGATAAACGCGAACAATCCTTTGATGTAAACCGTTAAAATGTGATATGTAATCACACCATTTTCTTCCGGTAACAAGCAAGCCAGTCTGCATCTGCATCCACTTTTCTTCTGGCTCCGTATCTTCACATATTTCTTTTATGTGCTTGTGTGATTCTGGACATATAATCTCAATTAAACCGTCGTCCCCAACAATACCATCTGGAGAATAACCAATCTTGAACCCATCAAATTTACGTGTAATAAAACCGCATTCCCTAACCTGCTCACGTTTCTTTGAGTATAAGTCTCTAGCAAACGGTTCAAAAGTATGCCCGCGTTCCATATGATAACTACAAAAGTTATCATCAATTTCATTTGTAAGCCGCTCATACACTTTCTTGTAAACAATTGCTCTAGAGTCCTTGTTGTTTGCAATTTTACCAGTAGGAGTTATTAACTCCTTCATCTGGCTTCCTGTAATAATGCCTAATCGTGCTGCTAACCACTCATCGCTGCCCTGTATTAAGTCCCAGTGATATTCTATCGTCATTTCTCAAATCTCCTTGTTAATTACACAGTATATTAATATTATGATTTTTAGTAATGCTGGTTTTGCATATCAGGTATGCGTTAATTGCATAGGCTGTTTTTAACATCCTCGGCGTTACGCGCTACAAAACCTATACCGCCAGCTTCGTTGACTAAATAAAGAAAGTGGTTTTGGTCTTTCGATGCGCATCCAGCTTCGTTTTTACACTCAATCGCTAGGAATTTTCCGTCTTTCGTCCACCCGATTAAATCAGCACTTCCTTTAGCCTCTAACCCAGCTCTGACCCTACGCTTCCCGTCTAATGTTAAGAACATCCCACGGTTATTCCTAAGCACAGTAGCCCCACACTCTGCGGCTGCCAGCATACATATTTTTTTGACTTCGGCTTCTCGCATAACTCAATATCCTTTTTAGTTTTTATATATATTTCTGTGATCTTCCTATCGTCATCCATTACCTTTCGCAATGAAACATCGTCGCTAGTGAGCCCGTACTTAGTTATATAATCTAATGCCTCTTTGTGGTTCTCCTCGCCACCTGCAAACAAAATAGTGCCGGTTCTTATTTTCATGACCTTATCTTCTTAAGTTGTGCCTGCTTAAAAACCCAGCCCGATTTATACCCGCGTTCTTTAGCTATCCGCTTTAAATCATCCAGAGTCTGCGCCTTCCCTTGTTCCATACGCTTGGCCTTACGCTCTTTCTCCGTAGCTTCTTTCTCTGCCTTCATCATCTCAGGAGTAATAACAACAAGTTTCCCATCCATCTCTTTTATTTTCTTGCTGTCTACTACAAATTTAACTCCGCAATATGGGCAATGAGTATTTCCTACCTTCGAAGGCTTATAACAGTTTTTGCAATTTATCAAATTAAGTGTCTGCTCGCGGTATTCCACGTCACGTTTATGCATATCACCAGTTTCTAATACCCATTCACGATCCGCACATGGGAAACCATGATTTTCGTGGTAGCTATTACCAGCTAGATCGATGATTACAGCCTCACCAGCATCATCATAGCGTAATGCCCTACCATTCTTCTGCATCTGTGTTGTAAGGCTTCCAGTGGGCTGTAAATCCAACATACAACGCACATTAACATTGCGCCCTATCTGTGATGCTAGGTCAAAGCCCATCTGCATTAAATATACATTAAAAAGTATTTTTAAGTCACCATCAGCAAAAGCAGCAATTAGTCTCTTACGTTCATCTGCTGGCGTATCAGACTCCATAAACGCAGAGGGTATTCCGTATCGCGTGAATAGTTCAGCCATAGCATATCCATGTGCCTTATCACGGCAGAACCCTATTGTTAATCTCCCACCTGCGTGTTTCTCCCACTCAGCTATCGGGTCACCGCCAATACAGCCTTTAGGGAGTTTAACACTTGGTTGCACAAGTAAATAATCAGCGAGGTATTTATTATCTATCAACCAGCGTACAGATTGCCCTTGCACCATATCGTCATACCAGTCACCCATGCCGTAATTATTTTGTAATGCAGGTGTAGCTGACATCCCTATAACCCAGATCCCGCGCTCTCGAAAATATGTGACGAGTTTATTCATCATGTCCGAGCCCCAGTGGCAGTTATGAACTAAAGTTTTGTTAGCAAAGAAGGAAGGGTGCCCTCCGACTTCCAAATTGTATACAGTTGTTCCACATATTGATTTTTCAATCTTAACACTTTCCACCCTCGGGAAGTCAAAAAACAATCCTTCTTCTTGTCCTGCGCTTGCCTCACATAAGTCCCATGGCTGCCCCCATCCACTTCTATTGCAATCTTTTTCTTCTTGTGCCCTAAATCTATCTTGTAATGAGGCGGATATCCTGCCCCCCGTTTCATCCTTGTTGGTACGATAAGTTGCATCTCCCACTCTTCGCCCATCATTTCCTTTATCATTATTCCTTGTTTGGTTGGCGGACGCCCATTCCCACCACGAACAGATGGACCGTGCCCGATCTCCTTTAACGTTTTTGAAACTTTTTCCCTTACCCCCGGAATCCACATTGCATTTTCTATCTTCTTTGAGCAGGATATTGAGCAATAACGAGTCTTGGCAAGCCTCCCTATCGGCCTCGGCTCTATTTTGTGACCCCCGCCCGCTATTTTTCTCTTTGTTGTCTGTGAATGAAAGTGCTTTCCACAGCATAGGCATATTTTGTATGCCAATAAGTATTTCCCCTGAGACCAGGTCTTTTGCCCTAACCCATCCTTGTCTGGATAAAAAAGGATGGTTTCCAGTGCATCTAATTTCTTTTCCATTGCTTAACCTCACTATGGAGGTAGTGTAAACTTTTCTTTTTGATATAGCAAGCACTTGGCCAGCGCCAGTTGCAGTATATACAAAATCACCAGTTTTTATGTCTTCTATATTAATATCTCCTGATAATGTAGAAACCTTAGTTCCCGATACGAAACATTCATCAAGAAACGCTACGTCTGTTTTTATATCTCCCAAGTGCTTTACAATGGTTTGTAAACTACATATATGTGTTTTGGCATTTTTGTTAAACGTCATCCCGCTTGCTAGGTAGCTATGATTAATACCAAAACTGCGAAAAGTACTTGACATCTGCACCATAAGATCAACACGCGGGACAACAAAAGCAGCCTTTTTTCCTTTATTCTGTGTTGCTGCAATCATATAACTAGCCATAACACTTTTCCCAGACCCTGTAGGGGATTGCATCAATACGTTCTTGTTATTGCACATTGATTTACGTATCTTCTCGATCTGTTCTCTCTGGTGGTCGTATAACTCAATCAAAACGCAATATCCTCCTCATTCTTAATCTTAATATTGCTCTTTATCGCCCATACGCGCTTTGCTTTGCTTGTAAATTTATCATAGACAACCTTTTTTTCGTATCCAGACTTTGTTAAAATATCGCAAATCCTAAATCTTGAAGTTCTATCCCATTTTGACTTTTCCATCCTGAGCACGTCTTGAAAAATCTCATCAACTGTCACTGTAAATTTGTTTTCTAAGTATTGTGAAACAATATCATCCCAAGCATCGCCAGAGTACCTTGCTGATTGCTCCGCCTGCATAAGTTTGTAAACTGGGTCGTTAGGCTCAATATACCATTTATCACCTGCCTTATGCCTATAAACAGCCTCTGCCCACAACTGTTCCCGTTCCCTCTTAAGTCTGATTAAATCAATTTCTCCAACATTTATTGGCCAAAAACGTCTGTCTCCTGTAGGATCGTTTAGATATTGAGATTCGTTTGTTGTACCAGCAAGGACAAATTTACGTGGAAATTTTGTTGGAATAGGGTCATACGGAGCTCGATATTCGTCACAGTTTAGGGTAATCCACTGTTTTACCTTGTTCCGATCTTTTTTACCCATACCGGAGAGTTCTTGGAATTCTAGGATTATGTTGCCGTTTGCGTGTGCTGCAAAGTCTGATTTATCGATCATGTCAAATGTAATTCTATCGGAGAAATAAGCCTGTGGAGCGTCTTTGCCAAATGTCGCTAACTCCTTTAGGCTGGTTGATTTCATAGCTCCCTGCCCGCCCTCTAAAACAAGCATATGATGAAAATCAGTCCCCGGATTATAAATCCGTTTTGCTGCCGCGATTAGCCAACATGACCCTATTCGTGAAACATACTCCTCTGGCTGTGAGTTAGCCCCCATGATACAGGCTAACCACGAATTTAAGCGTGGTTTTCTGTCCCAAACCAGCGCATCAAGATATTCGATAGCAGGATTTATGCATTTGCTTTGGCAAACAACTTTTAGAACATCATTAACAACAGATTTTCCAATACGCACACCAGCAGCCTCAAGCCATATCTGAGATCGCACAATATCATTATTATTTAACTCTCTAACAACAAATTCTTGCGGGTTATCCCAAGGGAGTGCCTTTACAACAAGTTCTCTATTAAGAAATTCGTCGTACACAAAACATCCACTGACCGGTTGTTTATGTAACAACATCATATTGGCGTTAAGGATCGGGAAGTCTTTATTTAAAATACCTTTTCTACGGTCTTTAAATTCGCATAAATCCATCCACAACATAGAGTCATTATCATGGTCAATAGATACATTCTGATAATTTTCCATAGGTTGGTTGTCTATGCTATTTTCTTGATTGTCGATATCTGTATGTTTGATATCTTTTATTTTATCCTTAACAGCGTTTAAACCGTATAATTTGTGATAATCATTAAAATCCGTTGGTTTTAATGCGAGATCACTTGCAGCGAATTCAGGCCATATCACCGCTGCCGGAGGGTTTATAAGCATTGCGGCTTTGTTGCTTTTATCTATTCCAGAATTAACTAGGTACCCAGCATATCTCCACTCTGACCAGCGCTGGTCATCCCCTGATATGTCCTCTTTCTTTAAATCTTTTACAGCCTCAGCTCGTGGATTTTTAAATGTAAATGCGTCGTTATCAGCCGCGATGATAAAATGTGTGTCTGGATATTTCTTCTTCGCCTCTTTAATAACATGCTCAAGGTTACCGTCATTATACGCACAAATTACAGGCACTCCCATAGCTTCTCGAATACTTGCGCATGTGGCAAACCCTGTAGCTATTATAATAATAGATTTATCATCATCTTTTGAAGCTAAAGGATAATAAGTTCCGTTACACATCCCATTATACTGGAATTTTTTATCTCCATTTCCTGTTATTTGTTGGTAGCTCCATAATTTACCGTTGAAATCATAACGAGGTAAAATTAAGTTTCCATCTTCGTCTACCCGCACTCTATGTGGCTGTATTCCCTTGCGCTTCAAATATGGGTGCTCAATTGCTGGTGCAGCGGCTAACCATATTTTTTTAGCTTCCTCCGAAGCCTCTTCGTATTGTTTTTTTAACGCTTCCGCATGTTCTTTATCACGTTTTATCATGCGGGCTTTGTATGCCGCTTTTTCTTCTGGGGTGGTAAGTTTGTGTGTTTCGCTATTCCACGTCTTCACATCATCTTGGCGGCGGTCTTTGTATTGGCCTACTGCCCCGTCAGAGTCTATTGTAAAACGGTAAGCCCCTTTTGGCTGTTTATTCTTATTGTCCTCTAAATGGTAATTTTTCCAAATTCCACCAGTTTCCGTAATCTCGCTTGGTCTTTGTGCTCCTAAACCATCAGACGCCATGGAATTTAAGAAATCTGTTAAATAGTTATCCATGTTTTGAATCTTTTTCGTTGATAGGATCATAAGTGCAGTCTATCCCGCTGTCACGCCTTTATTATATGCTGCTAATATTAACCTAGACGTTCGGTATATCGCTATTTCATTCTTAAAATTAATCTTCCTTATCGAAAATTGTCTCATCTACGTATTTCAGTGCATGGCCATCTTGTTTCACGGCCTCGAGACACACAGCCTCGCTCTGGTCTTTAACGTATCGCAGCGCATGGCCATGGCGTTTTACGGCCTCGAGAGCTTCATCCCCTGAATATGAGATTACAAATTCATCTTTTAGATTAAATTTGTTTAGAAATTCAGACAGTTTCATAATTTTTCCTTCCATAGTTTTATTTAATTTACATTATACCAAGAGCTGATTTATAAAGCTCCAGTATCTCTTCAGCTTCACGGCGCTTAGTAATATCGATTTTGCGCAGTTTTACGATTTCTCGAATTGCTCCTGCGTCAAAACCAACGCCTTTAAGTTCTGCATACACTTCCTTGATATCCTCGGATAATGCCGCCTTCTCTTCCTCAAGGCGTTCTATGCGCTCGATAAAGCTCTTCAGACGTTCTCCGGCAATTCCTTGTGTGTCGTTTGTTTCGTTAGTCATGGTTTTAGTTCCTTTCGTTGGTTAGTAGTTAATTTTTACGTTTCTGATCTGGCCTTTTACTATGGCTGTGACTATAGCAGTAGCAGGTTCTTCGCTGTATCCGTCACTAAGAGCAAACTTAATATCATCGCGAGCCTCGCCATTAATTCTAGCCCTATGCTTTGTGTCAGCTTCACGTTTAGCAATAGCATCTTGCTCAGCTTTCTTTTCGGCCTCTTGCCTATCGCGCTCTGCCTGAACAGCAGCTTCTTTTTCCTCGGCGGCTTTCTTCTCCGCAGCAATACGATCAATCTCAGCCTGTTCTTTTGCTTTACGCTCACGTTCTACGGCCTCTTTACGGTCTTGCTCAGCCTTTTTCTCAGCCTCAATTAATGCCTGTTCCGCCGCAAGCTTTTCCGCCTGTATCCGTTCTTGTTCGGCTTTAGCTTTGGCAGCAACTAACGCCGCTTCAGCAAGAGCTTTCCTTTCTGCTTCTAAACGGGCATTCTCGGCAATACGTTCTTCATGCTCTCTTTTTTCGCGCTCTTCTTTTTCTTTGCGAAGTTTTTCCAGTTCTGCGGCTTCTTCCTCTCTCTTTATCACAGCCTCGTATCTAGTTTTTAACGATGCTATGGTTTTTTTATATGCCTCTTCTGCTCGATACTGGAATTCCTCCCAGTTATAAGGCGTTCCATCGTCAGATGTTTCATACAATTTTAGAGCTATATCAAGATTATCAGCTATATCTTGGCTACTAGGCTGAATCAAAAATTCGAACCTATTCAGATTAATAATTGCCTGTATCCTATCTTCACGCTCAGCAATCCGGCGTTTCTCTCGCTCCTCAAATTCTGTAAGAGGTGCGCGGACTTCATCTTTAAGAACATCAAGTCGGTCACGTATTTCTTTACGGCCTTTGTTAACAGCATCAATCTGTTTGCGTGCAGTTTCTGTTAGATCTTTGCCAAGATCGTCAAGTGCAGTCTTAGTGCGAGCGACTTTATAGGCCATGGACGCAATGCTTTTTCTCCCCTGATCTGTAGAGATATCAGGTATAACAGACTTAGCCTCTTTCTCAATTTTACTCAGTATATCTTGTACAGCCTCTTCATTTTTAAAAAGATCTACCGCGTTTAGTTTCTCAATTAAAATTAAATCGTTACTCATTGTTTTAGTTCCTTTCTGTTAAATCTTCGCAAATAAATCTACCGTTTTCATACTTTATCAGCGGTATACTGTTGTTTTCTTCAAAAGCTATCGTTAAGCTTAAGTCTCTGATAATAAAATCAAGCAATTCTGCATTATCATGCTCTTGTACATCGTCCAGAGCATCGGCGATTGTGTTCAGCAAGATCACGCACTGCCTTAGTTTATCTGCTTTATTTGTGTTCATTTGTCTACCCTTTCAAACTCAATAACCCAGACATAGGGGTTTTTATCCCATGAATCTGCACCGTTTATGGATTTCCATAGTTTTTCGAATCTTGCACGTGCATACCCTTTGATCGAGGTGTTTGTCCTGTCAACACCCTCAGCAAGAGCACCATCATCCGTAATATCCTGCAACCGCTCAATCCTTATATCCGTGATGAGTAGGTTAATACGGCTATACTTACGCCTCATAAAAATCGACGGCATCTTTTTAACTGTGTGATTATCATCATATATATCAGGCTCGCTCGCGACATATGAAATAATCTCTCTGGTTCTTTTGTCTGCCCAATAAGTCTCGCGCACCCAGAGCCGATCTCCTATTTCTCCATACGGGCATTTAAGTCTGTTTGTAGCTTGTTGGTCTAACCTAAGACCTCCGATATACCAGTAAGGTTTACCACCAAAAGCCTCACAATCTGGCTGTGGTTTAACTACGCGCCGTGTCTGTGTCTTGTGCCATCCAAGGATGGCGTTCACCATCGGCGCACTAAATAAAATCGGTCTTTCTTTAATCATCGGTTTTCTCCAATATCTTGTTACAAAGTGCGTTTAAGTCCTGTGCAAACTCTGGAAGAACAGTCCTGCAGCGCGCAACATTACATGGCTTATAAAACTCAGAAGCCTTAGCCCATGCATCAGCTTGTGATCCAGTCATAGCGTCCCACGGAATAAACCACGTTGCGACATAATCGATATAATCAGAAAAACTATTAGCCGTTTCTACACCATAAAGCATAGCATATGCCTTCTTTCTGGCGGCATTCATGGCAGTAAAAACTTTATCTTTCCTGCTTCTGTAGTCTTTAGTTTCGATTGTGAATGATAAATTTATTTCTAGGTTTGGAGCACTTATTTTGTACGATCCACACCCAGTAATAGGGTCATATTTGATTTTTTCTGTTGGCATTTTTGATTCCCTAGATTTATTTTACTAACTCATGATATATAGTTTAATAACATTGTCTATAAGTACATATTCCTGATTAATTTCAGTCATAACCCCAATATCTCCTCAATCCTAGTTAGTCGATCCTCTTGGTCTTTAATAATCTGCCCCAGCCCAGCAATAGCTTGAGATAATAAAACGCATGTATTAATATTATTATTCAGGGCGTACATTATAATATGCTCGGGTTTGTTTATATCGTAGATAAACGGCGGGCAGAAACCTTCAAAGTTATCGTTAACGACCATTATTTTTTGTAGTTCGATCATTATTCGTCGTCCTTTAGTTTAAGCTGTGATATACTCCTCTGACAGAACCCGCCAAGCCTCTCAACGATGCTCAAACCGGCGGGTCTTTTATTTTCCACAAAAGCAACAAACGGAATGACTG